TGAGGAGTTGAATAAACTCAATGAGTTTGCCGCACAGTTCAAGGTACAACAGAAGGAAATTGTTAAACAAGCAAAGTTCTACGAGACCACTGACCAATGTCCTACCTGTGACCAAGCTATCGATAAGAAGTTGAAGGAGTATCATCTCAATACGTGTAAGACCAAGGCGGGTACTATAAGCACTGCGTTGGATATGCACGCTCTTCGTAAAGAACAACTTGACGCAAAGACCGCTGAGTTGAACCTCAAGTTGTCAGAGATACGTGAATGGCAGTCTACGATTCGAGCAAATGCTCAAGAGATTGGTACAATCAACCGTAACATTGACGGACTCAATAGTGACATCACTCGTATTGATAATGAGAGTGGTGACCTATCTGAAGCAAATGCCGACTTAGAGGTTCTACGAACTGACAAGGAAGAACTACAAGAGTCCAAGTATAAGTTGAACGAACAGAGTTCATACAATCAAGTCTACAGTGAGCTGTTGAAAGATACTGGTATCAAGACTAAGATTATTAAACAGTACCTTCCAGTCATCAACCAGTTGACCAATAAGTACTTACAGATTCTAGACTTCTTCGTACACTTTGACCTAGACGAGAGTTTCCAAGAGACTATTCGTTCACGTCATCGTGATGCGTTCTCTTACGATTCATTCAGTGAAGGTGAGAAACAACGTATCGATTTGTCCCTACTATTTACGTGGAGACAGATTGCGAAGATGAAGAACAGTGTTGCTACCAATCTACTAGTCCTTGACGAAACTTTTGATTCGTCTTTGGATGAAGAGGGTATTGAAAACCTCATGAAGATTATATCAACACTGGGTGAGGATACCAATGTGTTTGTTATCTCCCACAAGAGTGAACTCGAAGACGCTGCATTCCATCGTAAGATTGAGTTCGTAAAAGAAAAGAACTTTAGCAAAATTAAAGCTTGACAACCTGTGCATTATCCTGTATAATTCACCTATATTATTAAATAAACCAAGAGAGAAATACATTATGGAACTATCCGACACTACACTGAACGTTCTTAAGAACTATTCAACCATCAACCCTAACATTGTTATCACAGAAGGTAACACACTAAGAACTATATCCGTTGCACGGAATGTCTTATCTACCGCTGAACTGAGTGAATCATTCCCCCAGTCGTTTGGTATCTATGACCTGACCGAGTTCCTGAACGTTCTGTCCCTAGTCGATTCCCCAAGACTCAAGTTCTCTAAGGACTTTGTAACTGTTGGTGATTCCACTGGTCGTTCGTCTGTGAAGTATTTCTTCTCTGACCCTGAGATGTTGACTTCGCCTGGCAATAAAATCAATATGCCAGAAGCGGACGTTAAGTTTACTCTAGATACAGATACGTTAGGCAAAGTAAAACGTGCAGCTGCAGCACTTGGTCATGATGAGATTTCTATCAGACCTGTAACTGGTGCGGTTCGTCTATCTGTCGTTGACAGTAAGGACGCAACGAGTAATGCATTCTCTATTGACGTAGAGGGTACATACCCCGAAGGAGTTGACTTCAACTTCATCATGAATGTTAGTAACCTTAAGGTTGTTAACGAAGACTTTGAGGTCGGTATCAGTTCGAAACTTATCTCACAGTTCACGAGTAAACAGTCTACGATTGAATACTTTATAGCACTTGAAAAATCATCTACTTACGGAGAATAAATGATGGCAAAAGCACAACAACCAAAAGACCACACAGCAATCTACGAACTCGGCAATCGAGTATCTCGTTCTACAGTTGCAGTAATTGATACTGTAGTACAACGAGGTGGATTTAAAGGTGAAGAGTTATCTACCATTGGACAACTGCGAGACCAAGCAGTTCAAATTATCCAACTCTGTGAAGAACATCAATCTGAACAGGCTGTAGATTAAGAAAACGGGGTGTTGATTCACCCCTTTTTTTGCTTGACTTTTTGTTTCATATAGTGTACAATGTACATCTTATGAAACACTTTATTACTTTTATTATGGAGAGACAATGTCTAAAGAATTCCTATGGGTTGAGAAACATCGCCCACACACAATCGCTGACACCGTTCTACCTCAAGACCTGAAAGATACCTTTCAGAAGATTGTAGACTCTGGTGAGATTCCTAATATGTTATTTACTGGTACTGCTGGTACTGGTAAGACTACGGTTGCACGTGCAATCTGTGACGAACTTGGTATTGACTACATCGTCATCAACGGTTCCGAAGAAGGCAACATCGATACCCTACGTGGTAAGATTAAACAGTTTGCCTCATCGGTATCTCTCTCTGGTGGTTACAAGGTTGTAATCCTCGATGAGGCAGACTACCTTAACGCACAATCAACCCAACCCGCACTTCGTGGTTTCATCGAAGAGTTCTCACAGAACTGTCGATTCATCCTGACGTGTAACTTCAAGAACAAAGTAATCGAACCACTCCACTCTCGTTGTGGTGTCTATGAGTTCAACACCTCTAAGAAGTCTATGGCAGACTTGTGTGGTCAGTTCATGAAGCGACTACAAAACATCCTTGATAATGAGGGTGTGTCTTATAAGAATGATGTGATTGGCCCTGTGATTATGCGTCACGCACCAGACTGGAGACGTGTTCTTAACGAATGTCAACGTCACTCTATCTCTGGTAAATTGGAAACTGTAGTTATCCAAAACGACCTTAATGAGAACTATAGTATCCTTTTCAAGTCCCTCAAGACCAAGGACTTCAAGAAGATGCGTTCGTGGGTCGTAAACAATATGGATGTTGAACCCGCAACAATCTTTCGTGGTGTCTATGATGCGATGGAAGGTAATGTTGTCCCAACGTCTATACCTCAACTGGTCTTGATACTCGCTGATTATCAGTACAAGAATGCGTTTGTGGCAGACCATGAACTTAACCTAGTCGCCTGTCTCACTGAGTGTATGGCAAACGTGGAGTTTGTATAATGAATACTAGACAAGAAGTAGGTGAAAACCTTATTCGTAACGCAATGCAGACACCCGATGGTACTGTCATTGAATCTGTTCATCGACACGACTACGTGACTTATGAAGATGCCAATGGTAAGACCTATATGGTTGATGGTGGTTTGGCTTATTCAAGACGGTCTGTTCATGCAGACCAAATTGACTTGAATGAGTATGACGATGCACCCCATGAACGACAACGTGAAATACTCACGTGGGGAACATACGGTATCGATGGTGACCAACCATTGCAGTACAAGACTATTGCAGAGATGGAAACTGGCCACCTTGAATCCGTTATTGGGTTGGGTGGTGTATATCCTTCTTTGCGAACGTGTATGACCGAAGAGTTAAGACTACGAAAACAGCAACGCTAGCGCATTGTGGGACACTAATACAATGAAGGGAGATAAAATCATTATGACAGATGCAATTTCGATGGAAGATAAAATCATGAGAGTATGGACTCTTGTGGAAGACCTAGAAACACTGACTAAGTATGTCGGTGATGACCCATACTTCGATGGTATGGATGCTCACAAACAGGACAGACTTTTGAATGTCTTGATTGGTGTTCGTGAGTTAGCTGATATGCGAATGCAAGATTTGTGGGAAGATTTCGAAGGGTTCATCGGTGACTATTATAAATATAAACGTATTGTAGAAGCGTTGGAGAAGGATAATGAAGAAGAGTCCAAAGATTAAAATGAAGGGTGGTGCAGAGTATGATGCTCTCACATCAGCTAAACAGTTCTATTGTTACCTTGCACGGAGTGGGGTTGCAAAAAGTATCAAGAGGGGGTATAATAAGAGATTCCGAAAAGAAGGGAAAAACGAGGCTAATGAAGTAGAATGATTACTGTAGCAGATTCAGCAAAACTTCGATTGCAGACATTCCCGATGCCCGATAAATCTATCGGTATTAGAATTGGGGTTCGTTCAAGTGGTTGTAGTGGGCTTGCTTATGTACTAGAATTCTGTTATAATAGTATTGAAGAGGACATTGTGATTTTGGCACTCCATGATATGCCGAGTATATTCATTGACCCCAAAAGTATGATACACTTAACAGGTACTCGGTTAGAGTATAACAAACGTGGACTGAATGAAGGTTTTGAATTTGTGAACCCAAACGTTACTTCCCAGTGTGGATGTGGAGAGAGTTTTTATGTTGAGTAAGTACTGGACGATATGGAAACACGCACTAGGTTCCTTTGATGAAGAGGACGGATATGATGTGACCAACGAGAACCACATCTCATACATTCGAACGTTCATTGTTATTTCAAATCTCGTTTGTGTGTATCTCATAATGATTAACATTGTTGTGGGGTGGTTATGAAGAAGTGGTGGAGAATCTGGGCAAAGAGTCTGGGTGAGAAAGTAGGAGAGTAAGAATGATGAGTGAATATACACCAGACAACTGGGTAGTGATTAAGTTTACCCAACAAGTAAAGAGTGGCAACACTGGATATGGTAGAACAGAAAAGGTGTTTTACAAAGTACTCGGTGGTTGGTCAGGTGGTTATCTCGATGGCGATTCATGGAGACTGAACAGTGGTATCGTTGACGTTGAAGAGACTACTGATTCATATATCTTTATTGGTGGTAGTGGT